CTAGGGAACCAACACCCGGCTCCCGAGCAGGCCAATGGCGAGCAAACTTCGCGAAATAGCAGACGCCCTAGCGGTCAGCCTCGCAGCCGAGACTTGGTCGATTACCTCGACAACCGTTGAGCGAAAGAACTGGGTTCAGGTCGAGCCAGAGCAGATGCAAAACCCGGTCGTCTACGTCGTGCCGGGCGGATCCGAAGTGACCCGCATCGGCAGGACGAATTGGCAGTCTGACGATTCGATCACGATCTACGTCGGCCGCCACGTTTCAAGCGACGACGAGATCGACGATATGCACGACCTGGCTGACGAGCTCATGGTCTATATCCGCTCGACCGACTTAGAGAACACATCGACTACGCCGCAAAACGTGTCGATTGACATCAACCCAGACGACGCTCTCACCGAGCGGAACGTCTGGCGGGCGGTGATCGTGGCGACCTACCGCACGCTCTCTACGGACTGACATGGCGAGCATCATTAGGGCGAGCCGAGCGTTTATCCGCCCCGGCATGATCGGCGGCAATCGCCGAGAGTTGTCCGCTGGCAGTCGGGGAGAGCTCGCCTTCCGAGTGAAGGTTCGCGGCAACTTCTTTGACCGCCCGAAGATTCGCCGCATGGTCGACGACATGACCTATCGGTCGCTCTATAACGCCGGGTACGCCGTGAAGCAGGCGGCTAAGAAGGGCATCGGCAATGCGGCTCCAAAGCAGACCAAGGCCGGAAACAAGGCTGTCGGCTCCGGTGCCGTCGTCGAGTTCGTAGGCGGGCTCTACCGCGACCTGACGATGCTGTCGAGCGGCAAGCCTCGTCCGCCTGGGAAGCCAGCGAAGTCGTGGGCTCCGAAGCGGTGGCTCTACTACAGCGTCGTCGACACGATGAATCGGGGAATGTTCGGGATGCCGACCGTCGTGATCGGCACCCAACGCACGCCGTGGCTGGCTAGGCTCCACGAATTCGGCGGCACGCTCCAGTTGACCGCCTACCGAATCGGCGTTGGGGCGGCGCGGAACGCCTGGCTGCGAAAGCGTGGCAACGGCAGGCAGGGCAGGGACGCCAAGGGGCGATGGACGACAGCCCTGCCGCAAAAGAACCAGTACGAATATGGCGCTCTGATGTGGGCCAACAAGCGGCCAAGGTTCAGCCGCAACTGGGAACGGACGACCATCACCAAGGCTGCCCGCTACCCGGCCCGTCCGTTCATGCAGGGGGCCGCCGGAGTCCAGAAGGCGGTCGCCAAGGCGAATGTGAAGTTCCGCAATATGCTCCGCAGGGCAGGCTAACACCCCCTACGGTCGCCGCTCTGCCGCTCCTAGTTTGGGCGTATCGCCACACGCAGGCGACATCGCACACACAGGGAGCCCGCAATGTCCTTTACTATCGTCCTCGGCAAAGACGTGACGCTCACCGGCATCACCGGGGCGCGCAGTTGCACCGTCTCGTCGTCTGCCAGCGAGATCGACACCACCACGCTTGGCGGGCTGACGCATCGTCGGTTTTCCAAGGGTCTGGCCGAGCAGACCATCGAGATTGAGTGCATCGACACTCCCGGCTGTGCGGCCGGAGACACGATCACCATCGGCGGCACCGAGACCGGCAACGCCTCGTACATCGTGACGAGCGTCGCTCAGGCCGAGCCCATCGACGGCATCATCACCTACACCGTTTCCGGCACACGCGCCCCAGCCACCACCTGACCACTAGGAGCCCATACACATGGCAGTAACTCTCGGCCGCAGCGGCACGCTTACCGCACCTTACGGCGGCAACATTATCAGCGTTACCAAGACCGTCGAGTCGGAGGCGGTCGACATCTCCAACCGCTCCAATACTTCGGGCGGCTACCGGGTCTCGCGGGCTGGCTTTAAGGCCGTGACTTGGGAGATCGAGTGCCACGATCCCGGCGTTGCGATGACGGACCTGCTGGACGCCAACGCCGACAACGGGGCCACTGTGACCAGCGTGACCGAGAACATCAGTGTCGACGGTGCCGTGACCTTTACGATCACGGTCAGGGGCGGAACCTGACCCGTGGCGATCACGCTGGGGAAGGACTGCTCGATCTCTTTGGGCGGCAACATCGCCAGCGCGCGGAGCGTCACCCTTACGGAGACGGCCCGCACGATCGACGTTGAGGCGTTCGGGTCGCGTCTGGTCGAGGTTTACAACACCGGCTACGACGCGACCGTTTCGGTCGAACTGAACGACGCCAGCGACATCAACTTCGACCTGCTCGAAAACGGCACGTCGATCACCGTGTCGGGCGGCTCTGGCAATTGGTCGTTCCCGGCGGTCGTGACTGGCATTGCCGAAACCTTTTCCGTTGACGGGGTCGCTACGTTCTCGGTTGAGTGCAAGATGACCCGCCAAGGACTGAGGTAGCCAATGCGTGAATTCAAAGACGATGAAGGCAGGCCGTGGCGTCTGGCGCTGACCGTGGCGTCGGCGCTCCGCGTCAAGGACATGGTGTCGGTCGACGTGACAGAAGAGGACGGCACTAGGCGGACGGTGCCGTTTGATCTGGTCGACGCCGGGGCGATCTCGCAGACGTTCCAAGTGCTGCGGACGCAGTACGCCAAGATCGGCGAAGTGCTCTACGCGATCCTGGTGAAGCAGGTCGCGGAGAAGGGGCTCGACAAGGAAGCCTTCCTCGAAGGGCTGCGGGGCGATGCTCTCGACGCGGGCGTCAAAGCGTTGGAGGCCGAGCTTGTCGATTTTTTCCCGCCGCGCCTCCGCAAGATGATCGGGCTTCTCGCCGCCAAGATGGACGAAGTGGCGAACGAGATGCTCGGCAAAGCGGAGGCGGGTCTGGAAGCCGCGAGCGCGGAGACACTGATCGCACAGTCTGGGACACAGTCTGGGAAGCCGCAGGAATCCTCGGAGTCCACCCCGGCAAGTGGACCCTCCGACAACTCCTCCTCGCTCGTGACAGCCGCCTAGAGCATCAGTGGTGGCACACGGCCAACCTGCTCGCCCAAAACGCAAACATTCACAGAGACAAACACAGCCCGAAGGCCGACCCACGAAAGTTCAACCCGTTCGCAAAGACGAAGAAGCCCAAGGCGCGGGAGGCAACTCCCGAGGATCTTGAGCGGCTCTTCGGCAAAGACTGGGCCAAATTCGCATGAGTAGCGCTGGAGCAATCAAAGGCGGCGGCGTATTCGTCGAGATCGGCGCAGACCCGCGCAAGTTCTTCGCCACGTTGAACAAGGTCAACAAGGCGATGGGCGATATGGGTCGCTCGCTCGCCGGGGCGGGGGCGAAGGTCGGTGGCATCGGCGTGGCGACGCTCGCGCCGTTTGCGGCTGCGGTGCGGCAGGGGACGGCGTATCAGTCGACTCTGTTGAATATCCAAGCGTCGACCGGGGCGACGGCCCAGGAGCTCGATCGCCTCAAGGCGGCATCCATGCAGATGTCGGAGGCGATGGGCGTCGGGCCGACGCAGATCACCAACTCATTTCTCGAACTGCTCAAGGCTGGCATGAGCGTTGAGCAGGTGCTCGGCGGGGCAGGGCAGGCGGCGATTGAGTTTGCGACGGTCGGGCAAATGGACGTGGCGGCAGCCGGAGTGGTGATGGCGGATGCCATGAATGTTTTTGGCGTGTCGGCGAACACGGCCGCCAATGCGATCTCCTCCGCTGCGGACGCCTCTAGCACGTCCATTGAGGGAATGTCGCAGGCGTTCTCGCAGGTGTCAGCGGTTGCCGCTCTGGCGAATCAGTCTATCGGCGACACGTCGGCAGCCCTGGCGATCCTTGCCAACGCTGGCGTGAAGGGAAGCGACGCCGGAACTTCGCTCAAGACGATGCTCTTGCGGCTCATGGCCCCGGCAGACGAGGCCGTCGGCGCGCTCGCCTCTATCGGCCTTTCGGTGTCGAGCTTCCGCAATGCGGACGGCTCCATGAAACCGCTGGTCGAAATCATCCGCACGCTGAATGGCGCGATGGGGGATCTCGGCCGAGAAGCGCAGGACGACATCTTCAAAAACATCTTCGGGCAAGACGCCATTCGTGCGGCTGCGATCCTGACGAGCACGGGCGTTGATGGCTTCAACGACATGACCGCCGCGATGGGCGGGGCGATGTCGGTGGGCGACAAGTTCAAGACGATGATGAGCGGGCTGGCTGGGGCTGGCGTATTCTACTTTTTTAGATAAAAATCGGGAAGAAATAGTCAGTGTTTTTCCTATTCTTCCCTTAACTCAGATTAGCTCAAACCCGGAACGCACTCGCCTAATTCCACTGTAAAA